TCCCATGAGGTTTAATTCCCACAAAATCAGGATCCAAGTTACTCATGATTGTTGAGAAAAAGACTTGGAAGTCCATTCCCGATGTTTGATAAACTTTTAGTTTAAAAAAAAGACGTAATATAGCGATAGAGTTTGACATACGTTTAATTCCAAATTCATTTTAAAAGTTCTATAAGGATTGGTGGTTATATTGAGTAAATTTAAATATGCCAGCACAATTTAGACTAAGCCGCATATAGCGGCTTTTTTATTCATCCAGCCAACAAAAAATGATAGGGGGTTTAGAGGGCAGAATACTTTTCTAAAAACTCATCTATCCATCCTTGTGCCACTTCAAGATTGGTTATGTCCGCCAACTTTAGATTAGTCTCTTCTGCTTCGTTAAAGCCCTCAATAATAGCTTCAAAGATATTTGCTTCACTAATGACCTCACGTGCTATTTCAGCAGCCTCATAGCTTTGTTTAGCTTTTTTAAGCGAGGCTATTTGTTTATCAATTCCTGCACCAATTTTTTCTAATGCCAATTTGAATTCTTGACGATTAATTGTTAGCGCAGTTTTGGATTTATTAAGTGTTGCTATCATTATGCTTTCCTCTTTTAGAATTATCATTGCCTGGGAAAGCGGTCTTACACTAGCCTAGCCCTAGCGTCTAACTCGCTTTACAACCTGTTTCCACCAGTACTGCCCTAATATAGTTATACCTTCTGATTCTATTTTGCTAGGGGAGTAGTATTCGTCAGGAAATTGATTTTTATCAGGGTTTGCTGAGACAGCCTTAAAGCCACCCTTACCTTCATCACTCCAATTAAACAAGTATTTAATTTTTGTATCATCCCCAACCTGAAAAGCATAAATTTCCCCGTCGTAAATGGTTCTAGCAGACATATCAATTGATATGGCCTGTCCATCTTTTAATTTAGGAAACATACTCTCTCCGCGGACATGGATTACCTTGGTTGCGGATGGTTGAACATTACATTCTTTAATTAGATCAACAGGGAAAAGCATCTTATTGTTGCTTGGCTTTTCTAAATTTAAGTAGCCATTGCCAGCACTCACAAATACATCATCATAATAATCAATAGCTACGTATCCATCTGGAACGGGATCGCCAGATTGATAGATACTAACCTCCATCGCAGATATATCGGCATTGCTTTTTTCTGGAGTTGATTCACTACCAGTTGTTAACCATAGAGGGTCAACATTTAAAAAATTAGCAATCAGTGGAAGGAAAGATGATTTCAGATTTCGACCAGATTCTAAGGCCTGATATGCAGGCTGAGACATTTTCACAGCTTCCGCTACTTCTGCTTGGGTTTTCCCCGCACGCTTTCTTGACTGCTTAAGCCTGTCTTTTAATTCCATCTTTCAGAACCTCAAAATCTTAATAACAAATATATAACCTTGGTTATATGAGTTCAAATAGTTATAGTTATTGACTAAAAATAACTATAGTTATAATATTGGTTATATCTAGTGAGGATATAACTATGAGTAACAACACAAATAATATTTTCCAGTTGCTCGTAACCCATTTTGGTGGGCAGGAAAATACAGCAAAAGCCCTTGGGGTCAAACAACCAGCAGTGTCTGGCTGGGTGCGAGGCTCAAAAAGAATGTCTGAGATCGTTGCGATGAGAGCCCAGGCGGCGACAGATGGAAAATTCAAAGCGGTTGAGTTATGTCCATCTCTTAATGATTTCAAGCAATTGGCAATATAACCAATTATCACTTTGTCAAACCTTCAAAGAAACGTGAAACAAATAAAGGATTTCACAAATGCAAGAAATAACA